CGGCAGTATACTGAGATGCGCCACCATCATGGTCAACGCCGACCAGATTGAAGGAGAGCGGTTCCTCGACCATCTGGCGCGGATAGAGCGTCAGCGGGTCGTCGGATAGGAACCCCTGCCGAATCTGAATATCAAAATCGGAATACTTCTCGATCGGCGTATCGCCGATACGGTGATTCCGCAGCACAAGCGGCCCGTGACCGAAGTTGAAGGCCGCAGTTACGTACTGATCGTCGCCTGAGATATCGGTGAACGGCGGCGCCGCATATGGCGGCGCGTAGCGATGTGTTCCTAGAATCGACGGGATGACACCGTTCGGGTTCACCGAGTTTTTGAGCCCAGTAATCGCGTAGATGTCTGTGCCCTTGTCCTGATCTCCCAGCCCGCGCACCGGGATGAGTGCGTTCAGCAGCAGGGAGCCGGCGATGGCAAATCCGGCGGTCGCGAGCGAGCCGACCATTGAAATGGTGCCCGCCGTCGCAGTGATAGCCCCGTATCCTGTTATGCCGGCCGGAAAAGCCGAACCGAGCAACGATCCCGCGATCGTTGGCGCGTAGAACTGCCCGAGCGCGACCGCCGCAACCAGGACAGCAACCGATAGGACGTTGCGAAGAGCATCGTCACCTGGCACCATCCGGATGATCGCCGTGGCGCCAGGTCGCGGCCGCACTTGCCGCCACGCCTCCCGTGAGATGACATGCTCGCCAATCGTCACGCGGACGCGGTCGAGTGCCGATTCCGGCAGGCCCGGAAACGCCAGTGCGACCATCTGCGCCACATTCGTCTCTGCCGCGACCGTCATAGTGGTGCGATCGCGCGCAGGATCGATGTGCGGCAAGACGATCAGTCTGCTCGCCGCGTGCTTAAACGTTTCGTGTCGCATTAAGCTCTCAGCAGAGATTCATGCCTGTGCAGGCCGATCAGCTTTGGGCGCCAGCGGCCCTGATCGAACCGCTCGATGCACGACTCGCCGCCGTGCAGAATGTGCAGCATCCGGCCGGGCTCTATAACCAGACCGACATGGCTCTCAATCCCAGCGCGGCGGAAAACCGCCATGTCGAAAGGCTGTTCCGTGTCGACGGGGCGCCATGGCGATCTGTTCCGGTCCGACTCCAGTAGCGCCGCAATCTGCTCACGCTCCGGAGCGTCAATCGTCTCTTGCGCATAGCTGGCGATCTCGATGCCGAGCACGTCGCGATAGACCAGCCAAAACAAACCCCAGCAATCGACACCGGCGCGAGACCGGCCCGCGAACTGCCATGGCAGGCCGACGTAGTCACCGGACCAGTGACGGATCACCGCGCTAAAGCCCTGTCGCCTCATTGAATACATCTGTGCTTTCACAGATGCGCTGAATCAAGCGTCCTTGATCGCCTTCAAGACGACGTGCCACCTGCGATATATCCGCAATAGCCTGCTTCAGAGACATAATATGTGCAACGAGAGCATCTTGATACGCTATATCCGATGCCTCGATGTTCTCTAGAATTGCGACGACGGATGCAAACTTTTCTGACATTGAAACCCACCCCACGCAGCGACGGGAAATATATTACTACGCAACATACCTTAGACGAATCGCTACCTAAACAACCCCGGAAAATTGATCTTCGTCATGCGGAACGCCGGCCACGGCTCCAACTCGATTGGCTCTCTAGATACATCCAACGTGACCTGCACGGCGTTATAGGTGCCGTTTGTCGCCTTCATCACGTAGGACTCCTCCACATAATCTGGCGCAGACGAAAGGATCATCTTCAGCACTACCTCGGCCTGAGTCCCAGGCGTCACCCCCCTGACCGTGGCAGCCATATCCTCAACGACGTTCGCAAAGATCAGTGTCGTTGACGGCGGTTTCCCCTCCTGATCGTCGGGCCATGCAGCCGACATGATGACCCACTCGTATTCCTTTCCCTGATGAACAATGCCGTAGCGAAGGGGATCGGAAGACAGCCGCCGGGCCGGCTCGCTACATATCCTCACGGGTTCACTTGCGCCGTCCGGCGTTATCTCAACCAGGATGATCGGGAATTCATCGGTGCTTTCCTCGTTTAAAGCTTGGCGAAAGGAGAGAGAGAGCGTCGTCACGGCAGTATCACCAAGCTAACCTGGATCCGAAACCGCCTTCCCGTGAGGCGGGTGTAAGCCGGATCCTGCTGCCCAAACTGGCAAAGCCACCAGGATTCGATCCGGATCGGATTTCCGGACTCAGTCTGCAACCAATCTCCGAACTCGTCCTCGAACGGATATCCATCAAATTGCTGATCGCGGAATAAGAACGGCAGGACGCCACCCGACGTATCCTCATCCCAGAAGCGATCGAACCTTGCGCGCTGGTCTTGTGTAACGTGGAGAATGCCGGTCGCCTGACCGACTTTTGGTCCCCGCCGTCGCAGCTTGCCAATTCCCGCGTCCGTCGCCGTTGAAAGCCGCGTTCCGCGCGGCCCTGTTGCCAGACTGTCCGTCGTCACAGAGCACGGTAGATCTTCCGGCCAAACAATAACGGTCACCGCCGAACACCCACCGGTCGCGCACCGAAGCTATTGCGCAGCGCTCCCCGCGATGCCGATCCCGGTCGCGACAGCGATGCCGCGACAGCCTCATCAAGCTGGACGTCCACGCGACGATTGCCGCGACCGTCGACCACCTCCCGCGCCTGCACCTTCACGCCGACATTGTCGACGATATTGATGGTGCTTTTCCCGGCACCGGCCGGCGGTGCCGTCAGTCGTGGCAAAGACAAGCCGCCGACATACCCACCATCCGCGTATCCACGGAGCCGCTTGCGTGCGGCATCGAGCGCAGCGGGTCCGCCGGCGGCCCGCACCGACGCCTGATCAAATACGTACTCGCCCTTGTGGACGTAGCCGGCGACCTTATTGCGGGCACCTCGCCCGGTGTAGCCACCCTCATCAAATCCAAAGAGCTTCCCAATCCCTCCGCCCGACAGGCCACCGCCGATGGCGTTCGCGATCGGACCAAGAATCGCTTTCTTAATCGCAATCTTCGCCAATTCTGAAATAATCGACTGCGCCATCGACTTGAACGCCTCGTCGACAGTTTTTGTCCCGGCGACGATATCGCCAAAATCCGACGCGATGCGGTCGAGTGAGCCAGCAGCGAGATTCTCAAGCTGCTTACCGGTGTCCGCCGACTCGCGCGCGAACGATGCCAGCGGCCCATTCAATTGCTCGAGCTGACCGCGAACCTTGGCATACGCATCTGCCAATTCGTTGATCTTGGTGCGCTGGGCTTCCGTTACCTCTGTGTTTTTCTTACCCGCCTGCTCATTGGCGCGGCGCGCGGCGGTTTCCAATTCCACCACCACTCGCGCCCGCTCCCGAGCGGCTACGGTCTGGTCGATCGTCTTGGCCTCGACGCCCATCAGATCGATCTGGCGCTGGGTCATGGCGATGCGCCGCTCAAATGCGTCGCGATCCCCAGCGGAGCCCTTTGCCTTGTCGTCCTTGACGGGGAAATCCGACAGCTTCACCTTCTTCGTGGCGAACTGCGAAAACGCATCGTCGAAACGGTTCGGCTCATCACCAGTCTTTTTCTGGCCCTTCGCCGCCTCTGCGTTTGCCGCCTGCATTGCCTTCCGCAGGGCATCGATGCCAGCGGCTCTGTTGCTGATGGCATCGTTCGCCGCCGCCGTCGCACGCGACCCCGACGTGTCGAACAGAAAGGCATAGAGATTCTTGAATGACGGGTCGTTCCAAAGATTGCGGGCGGCAGTTCCAACATCATCGATCTGCTTCGAAGTGTCGGAAATGGCCTTTGACTGCGCCAGATATACGAACGCATCGCCGAGTTTGCTAACGACAAGAGCGAGCGCATCAAGTGTGGACGTCGCGGATTTACTAATGCCTGCGGCATCGTTAATCCGCTTCGCAGCGTCAACAGCAGCGTTCTCGAGCCGAGTGAAGCCCTGCGCCACGGTAAGGGACGCCCCCGCCACCTGCTGATTCAGAGAAGCCGCGCCAGCTTGGAATCCCTTAAAAAATGCTTCAGAAGATACCTTTCCGTCAGTGACCAACTTGCGGAGCTTCGAGACCGACCCACCAGCCTCGTCTATACCACGAGCCGCCGCCTGCACGATCGGCAGCGCACCCTCCAGCATCGAATTAAATTCTTCGGCGCGGACCACGCCCGACCCAAGCGCCTGCGACAGCTGCAACAGTGCGCCCGACGATTCGGCTGCCGACTTTCCGAATACTCGGAGCGCAACGGCAACGTTATCCGTGAATTTGAGCATGTCTTGTGTCGATGCACCAAGCTCCTTTTGTACCAGAGAAGCTCGGCCGTAAAGCTGAACTAGGGACTCCAATGGTGCCGCGTTCTTCTGAGCCGAAACAAACAGTGCGTCATAGACCTTAGTCAACTGGTCGCCGGATAGTCCGGCCACCTTCAACGCATTGTCGATACGGGTGGCGGTGTCAATGAGAGCTTGGGCGCCCCTCACCGACGCAATGCCTGCGAATACGGCGCCGAGTTTGCCGAAGTTCGCCGCAACCAAATTGCTCGATTGCGCCGTGCGCTTTTCGATCTTCTCCATCGTTGAATTGGTCTGTCCGAGCGCCTTCTGCAGGGTGCGCTCATATTTCGTGATGGAAGCTTCAAGGCTTACCACGAGGCGCTCAAGCTCGGTTGCCATACACTACCCACCAATCTCAAACGACACGGTGCGGATCGGCGCGAAGCTGCGTCCATCCCACGAATAGACGATGCTCGAAAGCCGGCGCGGTGCCGTTGGCGTGGACAAGATCCACTCGGACAGTTCCGCTTTTTCAGCATCCGTCAGCTTATTGCCGCCGTCAGCCGCGTTCGCTCGATTGAAGCCATCCACAGCGGCGGCGTACTGCCATACCGACATTTGACCGACTTCTTGCGGCGTGAACCCCATCGCGGCGCCGTTACCATAGATGATCGCGGTGCGTATCTTGCCGTTTGACAGATCATCTATGCGGACGGCTTCTTGCTCCGACGCCGCTGACGTTTTCCCACGTTCTCGTCCTCCGGGCCATGCCACGCGATCGCCAAGATGCCGTAAGCAAGCATCCGATTCTCAATCGGAGGACGGCTTTCGACGTAATCGCGAACCATTTGAAGGGCCTTTGGCGGCTCCATCCCACCCCCAATCAGGCCGAGCCGAATGGTGTGCGAGATGTCCTCAACCAGACAGTCATCTGTCGCGAGCCGCTTCAGGACGACTAGCGGGCCAGCATCGCGTGCCTCTTGGAGCTTAATTAATCCGTCCCAGGCAAGACGGAAGGTGTGATTGCCATCCGCCCATGGGAGCGTGATTGACGCGTCTCGACTCATTACGACGCCGGGGTTGTCGTGCGGACCATCTCGCCGTCCGACTGCATACTGATCTCGCTGGTAACCGTCTGTCCGTTCGGCGCGGTCGCACCGACAGACTCAACTTGCATTCTGCCGGTCCACGTTATGGTTTTCGATGGGAACTCCATCTCGACCTTCACCGGAACAGAATCCACGTCTTCGACGGCCGCGAACCAGACTTCCGCCGACTGCTCTGCGAGAACTCCCTCGCCACTGATCGCCATACTGAGAGACGATGCATCTCGCCCTACCCAATCGACCTTATCCGGATCGTCGCAATCCGGGATATTAACTTCTTCGAGACCCTTGGTGATGGTGATGCTCTTGGAAGTAAAGCCGCATTGAGCTGTGTAAACAATCGGATTTGCATCGTTGCCGAGCAAAACCTTGACCTTCCCACCTTTGATGCGGGTCGCTGCGACCATGATGGCCTCCTTTTAGAGAAGTCGAGTTGTCAGGGCGTCTCGACGACCGCCGTAAACTGGATCACGCCGTGATTGGTCACGCCGTCATCATCCCGAAGAATGCGGAATAGCTCACAAGTCAGCACCACGAGCGCGTTAGCCGAGAGCGTCAGTTCCGCATTGTGCAGCGCGCGGCGCACCGCATCGCTGATCTTGTGGCATTCCGCCGAGCCGTAAGCCTCACCATTGCCCCACGACCAGACATCGACCTGAAACGTCACTTCAACTGCATCGCTGCAATCGGCATCGTCCGGCGACCCGGTCACCGGCCCGAAGCTGATGTACGGGCTCGTGACGTTCGGCGTCCCGTCCTGCTTTTCCGGAACGCGGTCGTAAATCTTCGCGCCGACGAACTCGGTCACGGCCGGCGTTGCGCGCAACTTCGCCATTGCGGCGCCGAGAAGTTCAAATGTCGGGCTGGTCATTCGCCTTTGCTCGAAGCCGCCGCCGCCTTCGCGGCCTTGTTCGTCGCTCGAGTAATCCGACCCTTCACGCGTTTGCGGAGCGCCCGATATGCCGGGAAGAAGAACGGCTGCGCCGCAGTGCCGGGATGCTCAACCTTCGTACCCAGCCTCCCGTCAACGCCCATGGCTCTCCGCTTGAGTAATCCAATCTTTCTCCCTCTGATTGTGTGCGGGGCCGTCCCGAACTCAACCATGTGGGCGTACCGCACCTTGCTGTTCCCCGCCGAAATGCGCACGGACAGGTCCGGATCGCCCGAAACCGGAGACGCCTTCTTGCCCTTCCGCTTCTGAAATGCCGCATACTTCGGCGCGCTTCCATCGCCCCATGTCTGCGTTATGCTGTCGCGAAGTGCGCCGGCGCGTGCACCTTTCTTCTTCTGCTGACCTGATGGCGGGCCGACTGGAGCCAGCCGTTTCATCATTCCAACCATCTCGTCGGCGCTCTCGGCAAGGGCTTGCTTGACCGCCGATCGGGTCTGAGGCGACAGGTTTTTGAGCTTCGCCTGAAGCGATTGCAGGCCCTTCACTTTCGAAGCCATCAGATGATTCCTAAATTGCGTGCGGATCAGTCACCCACATGGTAAAAACGGC